CTGCTCTACCAATAATAATATTATTAGAACCAGTTGTAACGCCTGAACCAGCACCATAACCTATAGCAGTATTCTGCTGTCCAGTTACAGCTTGAAGCGCACTTCTTCCTAGTGCAGTATTTTGATCTCCGCAGTTTGCACTTAAAGCAAGGTAACCTACGGCTGTATTGTTAGCACCATCATCAGTAGCGTCACCTGCAAGTCCACCTACAAAAGTGTTGAGTTTGCCTGTGGATATTGATAGACCTGCGGCATGACCAACGGCTACGTTGTAAACATCTGTAGCTGATGTAAAGTTTTGTGTACCTAATGCATTTTTTCCAATTGCTACGGACCTCCAACCTTTTGTATCAGTTTCTAAAGCATTTTTACCTACTGCTACATTCTCTGCTCCCTCAGTTAAAAGAATCAAAGCATCATTTCCTATGGCCGTATTATTACTAGTGGTTGTAAGTGAGCCTAAAGCCGACTTGCCAAGTGCGGTGTTGTTACCACCTGTCGTAATTGCATCACCAGCTTGATATCCAATAGCAACATTAGATGTACCTGTAGTATTAGCGGCAAGAGCATCCCTACCGACTGCTGTATTATTAGACGCTGTAGTGTTAGCTCTTAAACTCCCCCAGCCAACTCCAACATTAGAACTACCTGTAGTTGTGTTTTCTAAAGAAACAGTTCCAAGTGCAACATTGTTTGCTCCAGTAGTTGCTAATTTAAAACTTCTATCCCCCACTGCTGTATTGTCAGCACCAGTGGTTGCTGTTGTACCAGAGTCATGTCCAATAAAAACATTTTGACCAGCGGTTGTAATTGCATCACCTGCATTATATCCTATTGCAACTGTGTGAAATCCTGTGGTTGATGTTTTAAATGCACCATAACCTACAGCTACATTGTTATCACCTTCGGTCTGAGCAGTACCAGCTTCATCGCCAACAAAAGTATTATAATTACCGCCAGATATTATTGAGTTACCTGCGTTGACACCTGCTCTGAAGTTAGATGTTCCTGCTGAATCTGTGATGATGTCTGCACCATCTGCAAAGGTAACGTCTGCGATAATTTCATCACTAATTGTCAGATCATTAACCACTGTGGCTCCAGCCAAGTTAACCGCTGTAAGTAAATCGTGGACGACACCGCCAGAACCTAAACCATCCGTTGCAATAACCTTAGTCTGCCCTGCTGGAATAATAACATTTGCACCACTGCCACATGTAAAAGTTAAAGCCGCTGATGTTGTGTTATACATAAACCAAGTTTTGCTAGAAGTGTTCGGCAGAAGTGTTACCGTACACGCCTGTCCGCCACCTGTAAGTTTTAACCCAAGGCATCTATCTGGGTCTAGATCGCCATCTGTAATTGTAATGTTGTCAGTAGAAGCGTTTGCAATCGCCCGTGTTCCCCAAGCAACCGCTTGGCCAATAATTTCTAAGTTTGTGTTGGTAGTATCACCCCAAGATCCCGACTGTTCACCCGTAGCTATTTCTTCGAGCCGTAAGTTGTTTACATATGTACTTGCCATTTTAACTATTCCTTATGCTGCTATTTTTGTCCAAACAGGGGTTTGTGATACAGTTATAGCATCCCAACCCGGTGTTTGGGAAGGGATAATTAATCCCCAAACGTTTTCTTCGCCAATTGCGCCGGTTCCAACCACCCCAATAGGGAAAACCCCAATAGATATTATAGGGGTTTGAACGGTTCCGATTGAGCCTGTTCCGACTACTCCAGTAACAGCAACAAGGGAACTTGCCGTTACACTTACACTTCCAACAGCACTTGTTCCAGCAACCCCAGTAACAACACGAAGAGCACTTGCCGTTACACTTACACTTCCAACAGCACTTGTTCCAGCAACTCCAGTAACGGTAGCAAGAGCACTTGCCGCTACACTTACACTTCCAACAGCACTCGTACCGGCAACTCCAGTAACAGAGACAAGAGCACTTGCCGCTACACTTACACTTCCAACAGCACTCGTACCGGCAACTCCAGTAACAGCAACAGGCAAGGCTTCGCTAAAGGATCCTTGCCCCCAAGTACCTCGTCCCCAACCGTTTATATTAGCCATAAGTTACCCCCATTAAGCTATGCGGATAATTGCATTCGAAGCATCCGCAGCAGGGAATTGAACTGTAAATGTGCCGGACGTGGACGTTTTGTTAGCTCCAAAATCCAATACTGCTACCGCTTTATCTCCGTTAGTGTCATTATAAATTAAAGCACCTCGTGCTGTAATTGACGCTGTTGTAAAGCTTATGTCTGCAAAGTCCGTAATACCCGTTGTTCCTGCATTAGTAGGAGTTACTTTTGTAAGCGCCCCACCCGCCGCAGTATACGAGCCGCTATTCGCCACTTCACCCGTCGTAACATACACCGTAGATGCCGCACCTAATGTAGCAGTTGTGCTAGATTTTCCGCCGCCGCCAATAGCATAAAGAGCTAGTTTAAAAACGTTTCCGCCTGTTGCAAAATTATGCGTAGCAGTCAAAATTTCTTTTTTAAATGTTGTACACATTGCTTGTGTAATTGCCATATCAAATTCTCCTTATAGCATTAGCCAGATCTGAATGACCGGCTTCTTTTAATTTATGACATATAGTAGCACGTTCTTCACGTCTAGCCAACTCTATATGGTAATGCACGACCTTTCGAACATTTTCAGAAAAAGCTTCTGCCTGTTGTCTAATTGGTTGAGGCGCGTTTTCTGACACAGAAACTATTTTATCAACTGCCATTTCTGATATCTGATCGTTACTTAACCCGCCATTGTCTGAAGTCAAAACATTTGCAAATCCCGTTTGCATTACTGCGCCTGAACTAAACATTCTTGTATTCTCTCCCATTTAAATGTTGATGATCATGTCTACCAAAGACTATTGGATCTTGATCTAAAGGTTCTGGAGGCTCTACCTTGGATTGTCTAGTTATTACCAATCCTCCACCCTCATGTGACTGCACTAAAGGATCCTCTAGTCTGTGATACCCATATAGCTTTTCGTTCTCAGGTACATTTGTATCTAAAAGTCCAGAGCTATGTGCTACTTCAATTTTCACGCCTCTTGTAGTAGCAATCGCACACCAAAACTCAGTGCAAGCTCTCCCTGCTTCCGCCATGCTGACGTTCTTATATGTGTAGTCTAAGCCGTATAAACAAAGCTCTTTTGCTCCGTAGTATATCGCATACGCTATGGCATAGGGGACAGTATTGTTAAAATAACAAATATTTAAATCTTTAATTACTGCTTCTAACGGATAAAGTTCTAAATGCTTTACTCGAGCATCCATCTCACAAGTAATAATAGGTTTAGTGTTACTTTCTAAGAACTCTCTAGCTATGCCCGTCTGTGATCCCGCACTATCCGAGTCTAAGAACCGTGATACGGGGTCCATCATTATAGTTTTATCAACATGAATGATACCACCCACGCAGTTAATGCCCCAGACTTCATCAAAATGTTCTGAACGTATTCGAGCAGCTATATAATCAGAATAACTTCCACCCAACCCAACAATAGCTATTTTCATGTTCTAGCCCTACTAGGTAAACCTTGTCGATATGCGTCTGAATTTTCTCTAGCTTCCCCGTAATCTTTTAATCTTTCTAAAGATTGCATGAAACGTTCTTGGTACATTTTCATAACATCCGCCTCACCCTTCATAAAAATATTTGCTTCTATAAGACTTCCATACAACATAGCATTTGGTGCATTTTTACTTAACCACGTTGTTCCGTTGTCACCAGCTAAAACCAAGCTACTTGGGCGATAAAAATAATGTAATTCCATAGTGTAATCAGCATCGGGAGTAGGAGCTAAAATAAAATTTTCTATGTCAAAAAAAGCATAATATTTAGGGGTTCCCGTAATAGAGGCATTAGGGTTATAGGATTGTATAAAATTAACATCTTTTTCTTCTAAAAATTCTTTTGTAGAAGAATTTAAAACAGATAAACTAAAAGAGGCTAAATAATCACTCGGGACTTGTAAATATTGATTGCTCGTAGAGCTACTACCCGTAACATTCTTACGAAAGTATTGTAAATCAATTGAATTTAAAATAGTTTGTTCTGCTGTTTCAATAAAATTTGGTATATTAGCTACAAAACTTGTTTCCGTATTATCGGTATAATTTTGTATCGCAGAAGTTAATTCGGAATATGTAAAACTCATGTTGTTACCACCGTTACACTACCCACGGAACCCGTAGAAACCAAGGGATTAGGGGTTAAGTTAAAGTTAAAAGGTTGCCCAACGGGATTAAAACCGTAATTAATAATTCTTTCTTGTGTTACGTTTTGAGGAGGTCTAGCATTTTTTAAAGCTTGCGGGTCAGATACAGTGCGAAAAGGCCCTAATTGAGGTTGTTTTGCTTCAAACTCATCTTTTCCAACAAACAGTCCGTTCCACTCTTTACGCATATCTCGATAATCATACCTAAACCCCGAACGATCGGATATTGCATAAGCGTTTTTTCCTCCGGCATATTTACTCATTATCCTCCTCCAAAATTATAAATTCTCGGCACAACAGTAAAAGACGCTCTATCTCTATCTTCTGTAGCGGCTCTTTCAAACTCTTCTTCATACAGAGCTTTTAACATTTGAAGCCTGTCTGGAGCTCTTTTCATAGAAATATAATAAGCTAGTCCGGCTGCTAAACAAGGATAAAATCTAAAGGGTAAGTCTAATGTGTTAGTATATATATCGGCGTCATCCATTCTAGTAAGTCGATTAAACTTAATAATATCCGTGTTGTTGTCTGGAGCAGGCCATACTTTTAAAACAGGCGTAATTTGCCGATCTAAAAAATATTGCGTAATTCTTCCAGAGCTGGTTTTATTAGGTATATTAATAAATGCTTCTCTACTAACCCTATCTATACTTAAATCAGTGCTGTCCCGTGTTATTACTGCGGACAACACGTCTATGGTACTGGCGGTATTCGACAAATCTACTGCCTGAGACAATGTAGCTGAAAAGGAGCTAGTTCCTCCCGTAACCATCTCTCCAGACACAAAAAGTCCTACGGGTATTGTTATGGAAAGAGTGTTGGATTCTAAATCCCCAACAGAAGAGGTGGGTAAATTAGTTATTTTTGCCGTTGCACCACTTGTTCCTCCAGTTACGGTTTCTCCAACAGAAAACCCCGCGTGAGAAGCCACTACCATAATTAACGTTCCCGCAGGGTATTCCGTAATCCCCTTCGCCGTAACAACAGAAGTTTCGGTAAAAGTCCATTGGTTGAGACCTCGGTTGGCCCATTCTGCAAGCATTAAATTTAAAGATCTTCGAGCAGATTTTAAATCATATCCGGTACGAACCTGTATTCCGCACCTCTCAAAAGCTTCTTCAACGTAGTCCGCAACGTCTAACTCAAAGTTTTTAGATCCAGATACTGCCATATTTACCCCAACAACTTAGCTGCAAAAGGAGCTACCAGCACTAATACAGCTAACCCCCATACTTTAACGTCTAACAATTTTAGAGTGCTTTTTTGATCGTTAAGGTTTTCTTCAATATTTTTATATCTTAACAAACACTCTGCTTCGTGTTTTTCTAGTTCTTTTAAAACTTCTATTGCTTTCATAACATTACCACGCTTTACACGACCAATACCGCGCCGAGAATTTGTCTTTTGCGGTGTCGCACTTGTGCCGTGCCCTAAAACTTTTTCTATTAGCAGGTTGATCTTTTTTTATTGACATATTTGGATCACCAAACCTAACCAATTTAATTTCGGAACCTTTTTTAGCAAGAACCGCACTTTTTTTATTTTTACTCGGAGTTCGTTTTGGTTTATTAAATCCTGAAAACGACTCCCCGCGATAGACCACTCTTCCAGAAGGTGTGCGTTTCACATCTTTAGTAGTAGCCATGATTCACTCCTATGCGTGATAAAACATCAGTAAATCCATCGTTGTTACAATAAAAGTTACATAACAACCTTCTGTAAACAACACCCCTTCATCAGGAATAAACGGGTCGTCTGTAGTGCTATCCGTTCCAATTGATCGAAACTGTATCAATTCAGTACCTGTTGCACCGGAGTTCCTAATGTTGGCTTTTCCTGCTGTTCCACCAGAAACAAAAGAAAACCCTTTTAATCTACTTCTACCAGCAAAAATCACGCCTAAAGCGTTATTATTAATGCCTGCCGACACGTTTCCTGCCGGGTTGCCCACGGCTGTTATACTGGCAATAGTTTTAAAATAACCTGAACTTGTTGCTGTTCCTGCGTTTGCTCCAGTAACATTCTCTGTAAGGGCCGCGCCATTTACATCTGTACCGACTACATTAAATGATTTTGAAGAATCATTTCCTGCGGATAAAATAGTTACCTGTCTTCCAGAAGCATTTGTAACACTTCCACCATCAGCCAAAGCACCTCCAATTACTAAAGCGGCGTTATTACCAACGGAAGTCGCAGTTGAAATACCGTCTGCGTCGAGAGCTACCTCATCGCTGATGATGACTGGGGTTATATCAGATCCTGCCATTTTGATCTCCTTTATAAAAGCGGTAGGGGTTTCCCCCTACCTAATTAAGAATTATGCGGCAAAAGCAAACGCACCAGTAGTACCTGCACCAAGATGTTGGAGGTTATACGAGACATTCCACAAACCTGCTGTTGTACAAGTGAAGTAGATGTAAGAACCAATGCTCATCAAATTTGTTGTTGCGTTTGCAGGAGTGAACTTTAACAAAGTCTCCCCAGCAGTAGACGCATCAAACGTAACTGCGCTACTTGCACGACTCTCCATTACACTGCCTGTTTCATAAGCATCACTGCCAGCACAATCAAAGCTCAAGAAGGCAGTACCGCCAGTAGTGTCTACTGATTGAGAATGTATACACACAACACCTACTGTGGCCGCTGGAAGAGTAGTGATCTGTTGCGCCCCTCCAGTAAATGGGTTGACATTAATTCCAGCAACATAAGAAATAGTAGCTCCTGTGGCTTTAGCCGTTACAGTTAGACCTTTTAAAGTCGGCATTCCGCCAGAAAAGACAGACCCTGCTACTGTAAGGTTACCGCCGATAGACGCATTATTTGAATAAGTTGAGTTTGTTGTAAAAGCACCGGTAGTCGCACTTTTAGTTACATCAGTAAAACCGTTTTCGGAGCGTACCGCTCCGGTAAATGTTGAATTAGCCATTTAAATCTCCTTGTCGTGGCAAATGTCAGCCGCAGAATACGACTGTCAAGGTGTTTACAGAGTACACTACCTCTTTATAAAAAGAAAGAGTGCAACCTTTAATTTATTTTTTAGCTTCTTCCGAAAGAATTAAACCTAATATGGCACAACCCAAACCTACAAAAACTAATTCTCCAATTCCTGTAATTGTTCCTATAGCAATTACACCAACGCCAATTGCGCCCCATGAAGACGGTTCTGATAATCTTTTTTTAATCCAATTCATTTTTTTATTCCTTTCTTTTTAACCATGCCACCATATTGCATTTTTACAGGTTTTTTAGCTGTTTTTGCCGCTTGTTGGAACTGTTTGTTAGTTGGAGCTCCTTTAGCACCGGCTTTTCTCATTTTTTCACCCGATCCGGCAGCTATTCGAGCTTTTTTATCACGAATATTTGAATATAATCCCGGTTTTGACATTTTTTATTCCTTTACATATTATAAAAAAAGGCGACCGAAGCCGCCTTTTCTATTTTTAATACAAGAGCTTTTAAGCTCCCGGAGTTCCAAAGACACCGCGCCAGTCTGAGACACCGAAGCTGTAACGCTCCCGAGCCTTAAACCGCATGTTGCCTGTATCAAAATCACCTTCCATGGCAGTTTTAATTGAGGAACGATTAAAGTATTTGAAACCGTTAGGAGCATCTGTTTTGATAAAATACGCATCAGAATCAGTAAGGAAGTGATTAACCGCCGCACCTTCAGGGAGCATTCCCATGTTCTTCATCGCATTGTTATCGTTGTCTGCTGTACCGGCTCGTAGGTTGGAGTTCATAACCCTTTCTGCAATGAATTGCAGTTCTTTAGGGATAATCAACTTCATACCACGAACAGCGATCTTTAGACCACGCTCGTCAGTTAAACCCGCTATGTCAATTAACATCTGCTCAAGAGAAGTCTCGTTGAGGTCCGACGCAGTTACAAGCAGGTTAGTTTGGTTTCCAGACAGCGAAGGATGCGCCGCTGAACAAAGTGCTGCACCATCACCAATAGCGCTAACGCCAGCCGCAAACGCATTGTTTAATACAGATGCTGCTTTAATTTGCTTGGTTTGAGCCATGGAACGAGCCAAAGCTTTGGTGTAACGAGATGCCAGACGGTCATACAAGTTGTCTTCAATAGCTTCCTCAGTAATTGAGAA